TATTTGTGTAATCTTCAGCCTTACCTTGATCTACTAATTTTCCAAATTCTTTGTGTTCTTCAGGAGTGGCTTTTAACTGGCCAATTGTTCTACTAAGCTCATTAAACCGTTTACTTCCGCGAATTTCACCGCTAATGTTTTCAGGAATAGTTGTCAAGATTTCACGGTAGTTTTGATATTTGCCTGGCAATGTGTAATCTTCGTATTTAACGCCATCGCCGCCAATATCAATAACGCCTTCATCTAATAAATGGCCGCGCAATGTTGATTCTGCATCGCTAATGTCATAAACACCGTTTCTTGACCCAATATCTAAAAAACGGCCTTGTGGGTCTTTAAATGAATATCCAAACTCATCATTGCCATAAATTTCATATCCATGATCATCGTAATAATGACGAATAGGGTTATCGTAATACATTTCTTTAGCTTGCATATCAGCTAATTCAGCAATGTTTTCTTCAACGTGCTGATTTAATCTAGCGGCAACGTTTGGATCATTTTCATGCCCTACATACAATTCAGGGTATCTTTCAATCAAAGCTTCTTGTTCTTGATGCCAAATATCAGCATCATTTTCTAATTGATAACGCAAATCTTCAGCAGTTGAATCAATGTAATCTTGGTCATGATAAACATCGCCACCGCGCAATTCATAATCACCATAAGAATCATCAGTAGCTTTACCTAAAACCGTGTTTTCAATGGTTACGCGGTTTTTTGCAATGTAATCTTGAAGTTCTTGTTTTGTAACGGTTGGATGATCTTGTAAATATTTCTTTACGCCGCTAACTTCTAGTTCTTCAGTCTTAACGCCTGGCATCTTTTCCAGTTGCTTTAGGAATTGCTCGCCGGTGCCTTTTGGTTGGCCAATTTTTAATATGGCGGTTTCTAATGGGGAATGGAACCCTAGTTCATCTACTTCTGACTGCGGTATTCCTTTTACTTCTACGCTGGCTTTAGGCAAATTTGCGCTTTGTGCTGGCACGTTAATAATGCCAGGTTCATATCCAGCAGTAATTGCTTCGTCAGGATTAATGTCTAAACCATACTTACCTTCAGCGTATGGAAAAATTTCACGCATTTGATCTTGGGTCAATCCAAGACGTTCTTGAACCATCCTGGCTTCAGCTTCGCCGCCCAATCGTTTATACAAATTAACTGGGTCTTGCATACCAAAATCAAATGCTTTATTGCGTTGATCAATTAATTCCAATTCTTTTGCACGTAAATCATCAACTGGCAATCCGGCACGTTGTCTAGCAGTCTTTTCTGCCCAAACAACATCCAATTCTTTGTTTAATGCGGCCATACGTTTGTTGGCTTCAAGTTTGGACCATGTGTCCATAGCTGATATATTGCCGCCGCGATTCCAGTTTTCTATGCCTTGGGTGCCATGGGTTAACTCATGGTGCAATACTGACCTGGCTTCTTCAGGGGATAAATCTTCACGTAAAGTAATGTATTTTCCGGCTTCGCTATATTCGCCTTTGTATGGCTCCGTTGCCGGATGGGGCCTAATATCTATTTCAGCCAGTTCAGGATAATGTCTAAACAATTCAGGATGTTCAAGTATGTCCTTAACTTTTACATCAGGATTTGCTAAAGCTTTTTCTTTATGTATTTCACCAAAAGGTTTGTCACCTTTGATAGTTGACCAAAAATCAGTAATTTCGCTACGCCATTGGTTATCAAGGCCGCGAACCATACCGGTTTCTTTAAGAATTTCATCGGCTTTTTTGCCTTTAGCTTCCATTGTTGAAGCTTTAAATGCTAAATTTTCTAAACTTACGCCTTCAGTTGCATCTTTCCAAAGCTTGGATTCAGGGCCAATAATAGACATACCAGCCGGCATATCTTTTAATGCTTTTACGCCTTTACTGCCAAAATAAGCTAAAGATGGGGCAATGTATTCCCCTAGTGTTTCGTGTTGCTTGTAGCCTTCATACGTGTCAGTTGCACGTGGTACAAAATCTAATGTAGATTCAGTAGTTGGCGCAGTTTGCTGAATTGAAGTTGCGTATGGATTAGCAAGGAATTCTGCGGCCTGGGTAAAGTTACGTACACTTTTAGGCAAATAACTATTGATGGTATTGCGTAAATCACGTAAATCGCCGCTTGTGCCTATTGCCTGGGCAACGCCGCCACGCGCTAATGATTCGCTTACGTTGGGAATAATATCCCGTACTCTGCTTAAACCTTCGCCAGTTTCACGCCAATTCTTTTCGCTTCTAAAGCCATTTAAAATTTCACGTAACGATTCTTTTAGGGATTTGCTATCCCCGGCTGGTTCGTTGTAGTAATCGTATTCTTCGTAGGCCATGACTGATTTTAAATTACTTCAATCATTACGTCTATGCCGCCGCCTTTTCTTTGTTCGCCGCGTTGAATCATTAATATATCTATGTTGCCATCGTTGTCATAAACCCCGGCTTCCTCTAAACCATCTAAAACGGCTTTTAAACGATTATCTAAATCTGTGACTACCTTGGACCTTGGGTATAACCACATTGTCACCTCTAGCCGTTTATCGCCAAATTTAGGTATTTCCTGGGCAACAACACATTCCGCTACTGACGTTTTGTATTCGCGCCCAGCTTTACTTAATACAGTATTGCCACGAAAGTTACGCCAATAAGTATTCATGCTTGGTGGATAAGGCAGTTTAATTATTGTCATTTAACAGTTCTTTTGTTTTTTCTAGCAAATCTTCTTCAGAGAAACCCCAATATTTTGCAAATCCTTTATGCCCAAGGCCGTGAACGCTGGTACGTGAATCAAGTCTATGATGCCAGGCGCACAACGGTATTGCTTCTGAATTGGCTCTTTTTTGGCCGTATCGGCGCACGTGGTGAATTTCTGTTGGTGAATCATCTATTTCCCTTATATCCATTTGACGGCAGAGTATGCACCCAAGCCTGGCTAATTTGCCGTAATGCTCAATTTCTTTTTTAGTCATCTAGCCAATGTTTTTCTTTGTTTTGCGGCTTAACCAGGGCAGATTGTGGAACAAAAAACGCTGGGCGGCCACCAACTGGATCGCGCCAGTATTGTTGTTGTTTGCCATCTTTTCCATAAATGTACCCATGAATTGTGTATTTTCCATTTATGCCCGTCAATAGCCAATAACGTTTATTGTCTTTGTCTGCCGGATGAAGTAACAAATTGCCGTTTTCATACGTTGTGACCCGTACTTCCTCATCCTTTAAATCATCCCCACCGGCCACGCCTACGCCTTCCCAATGCACGTTTAAATGCTTGGCCAAGGCATATTCTGACAATGCGCCTTCAATCTGTTCGCCCCATACGGTTGATGTATCTTTACCATACATGGGCTTGGCGTTTCGTTTAAGAAACTGTAAATGCCTTACGCCACCGGCATATACGCACATCATGATTTGGGAATAATCCAGTTCAATCTGTATAGGCATTGACTAAACCTTTAGCAATATCTTCAAGTTGCTGGGAAACGTCAGTAATATCTACCGCTATTTCGTAAGCTTTTGCATATTCACCTTTAAGGGTGGCATTATGAAAATCTTTAATTAGCTTGTGCAATGCAAGGTATGGCGTTGAATAATCAATCATTTTGTAGTTCCCCCGTAAACCTGGCTTTCCAGGTGTTTAATTTGACTTCTAAGCATTTCGTTTTCTGCTTTTAGCCGGTTACATTCAACTAAATGCAGTAATAACGGTGTCCATTCTTCAAAATCTTCAGTAAGTTTGTCGGTCAAAATAACGCATCCTTAAATTGTGATAAATCTAGCTTTACTTTAGGGCTACGTACACCAGTAAATGACCAGCCGGATCTAGCGGTAACAAGTTGCCGTGCTTCTTCTTGGCGGCCAACAATACGCATTGTTTCGCCGTTTTCGTCTTTGACTATGTATTTCACTTGGTTAATCTTTCAAGGTTGCGGTTGCTGGCTTCCTGGGTACGCCAAGCTTCAAACCGTAGTTTTGCCGCTTCCAGGCGGTATTTCCACATTTCTGTTTTGTACGTTGCCGCGCCAATAGCTTTACAAAGTTCCTGGTATTCAGGGCTGGCATAAGCTTCACGTTCCTGGGCACCCAAACTTTGTTCGCTTGATTGTTTCATTTTGATGGCTTTTAGGCTGGATTTATAAGCTTCCAATTCAGCCAGTTCACCCTTGGCTTTAGCGTATTCAGGGGCAAATTCGTATAGATAATCTACACAATCATTGGGATCAACTACGCGGCTATCTGCTTTCATTTGTCAAACCATATATAAAAAATAACAACTGCAATAAACACCCAACATACCGCGCCCGTTAAAGCCAACAACGTTATTAATAAATTAATCATCGCCAATCCCCCCATTCACCACGGTTGCCTTTTTTCCATTGATCGTAAAAATCCCTAGCAAGTAACTCACGGCGGCTATCAAATTTAGGATTAGAAAAATAACCCCTAAAACCGGTAAGCCCAAGCTTGGTACGGTAAACAAGTAACTGTCTGATTTCACATTCATACCGCCAGCTTTCCAATGTGTTGCTGGATTCGTTGTCGGTACTGTCCCATAGATTCCCCGGCGTAAGCATTTAGCCCTAGTTCCCGGCCCTTGGCCAAAGTTAGTTCATCATTACTATACCAGGGTAGTGAAGGCCGCTTTACTTCTTTTGGTGTCATATCAAGCTCATCTTCCCACCGGCCTTGGTTAAGCCACGTGGTTGCATGGCATATAAACTCCATTTCAGTACCTTTTAGCTTCCAGTACGCCACGTGTTGTTCAATGGCTTCTACGGCCTGGGCTTGTTCATCCCTAGTAAGCCGATTAAACGCCCCCAGGGCGGCACGTTTAGCTACCTTCCTGGGGTAATGTTTCCAAAATTGTTCAAACATTAAAATTTTGACCATGTTGGGTTTGTATTCCAAATGGCGCGTTCAGCGGCTTTCCAGCTTGTGTTGCCTATTTCTACACGTTTACCGGTTCTTGATTGAAGGTGCATTTCTTCTTCACCATCATTGAATGTAACTAACAAAGCTACGTGGCCTGTGTCCATTCTTAAATATTCTTCTTTGTATTCAGGGCTTACTACTGTTTCAATTGATAGAACTTTCATTTTAATTTCCTTTTGTTTTCACGACACCATTGCCGTATTAGTAATTTACTAAAGTAATCTTTACTTGTAAACACTTTTTACTAAGTGCTTTCCCTAATGTTGTTTTTTTACACATAGGTTCCCCAAGGGTGATAAGCCCACCATCCATTCAAGAAGTTATTGCCTGTACCTGAACTAATGCTACCTAAGTTAATGTTCATTCGTTAAAAGGGTTGTCTATCACCGTTGTCCCTTAAAACTTGTGTGGTCCCCATTTAAGGCCACGTGGCGCATACCGGGTGCTGGTAGGCCAATCTTTTCTTTCTAGCCGGCGATTTAACCGCGTTGTTATCGTAAGAAGTACGATTGAGAATAGAAAAGGCAATAAAAAAGGGCTTTAGGGGTAGCTTTATGCTAGAACGGCTTTGGAAATACCTCTTATCTTATTTCCAAAACCCATAAAGTTACCTCTAAAACCCTAAATCATCGAGTGTTCTAGTCCTCAATGTTTAGAACTATATCATAAAACTAAACCGTGCTTAACTCCGGCCAAATAATTTGCCAAGTATCAGGAAAAAGGTCTTTCCTGGTTACTAGCCCTACTGATTCTTTTTCAATGGTTGCGGCAATAAGCATAAGGGGCGCGGCTGGTATTGCATTGTTGTTGCGCCATTGACACACCGCTTGAACCGTTACGCCACATAGCTTTGCTACTTTTGCTGGCCGGCCCAATAGGTCAATTAGTTGTGCATCAGTCATTTATTTTCCTTTTTTGCTAAATATTTCTTTACAACAACTAAATTTTACTTTACATTTGATAGTACGGCAATGGTGCCGTGATAAATAAGGAAATTAACATGGATGAAATGGCACAAGTAATGAACGAATTTGAAGAACGTTTAGAAATAGCGTTACAAAATATCGAATATGACTATGCAAGCCCGGACGATATAGCAGTTATACGTGCGGCTTGTGGTAAACCAAAACCGACAAAAAATGAAGTGTTAACAGAACTATTTAATGAATTTGGAACAATTTTTGGACAAGGAAAATAAAATGATTATTGCAAAACAAAGCCCCAATACTGGCGGCGATTTCAAATTACCACCGGCCGGTAGCTTCGTGGCCCGTCTTTACCGCATTATTGACATTGGTACGCAAACTACCGAATGGATGGGTAAGAAAAAAATGCAACGCAAAATTATCACTATGTTTGAATTACATGGTG